CCGGCGCCAGGTTGATCAGGACGCGTTCGCTGATAACGACGTCAAATTTCTGTGGGAATTTCCATTCGCCCGGTACCGTCGCGAGCAAGAACTTGGTGTTGGTGTCAGGTATGCGCCGTCGCGCTGCACCTAGCATCGCCGGCGAGAAGTCCACGCCCATCCTGCTGCGATCCGGAAGGCGACTCAGCGTCTCACCGTCACCACACCCGACGTCGAGGACCGAGGCGCCGAGTGGCACGCGGGGGATGATGGCGCGGATCTCGAGTTCCTTGAGAACGAAGTCGTCCGTGCCGGGGTGCGGCTCGGCGGCTCGGTCGTTCCAGAATTGCTTGACGGTGGTCACCCTATCACCTCATACCAAACGCGCCCGCCGAGGTCGCGCCAGCTGCGCAGCGAGAGTCGAGTGCGCATGTGCTTCAGGCGCCCCGTAGCCCACTTGTAGGCGCGTTGATGGTCGTACGGCCTTACCGGCCACACCGCGCGCGCGACGTCGCTGGTCGTCGCTGGGCCGTCGTGCGCCGCGAAGAAGTCGAGGATGAGTCGTTGCGTTTGGGTCATTGTTTTTACCCTGCCGTTCCTTGCCTTGCCGGGCCCTGCCGCGCCGTGCTGCGCCTCGCCGGGCCACGCCATGCCCCGCCTGCCTAGCCTTGCCTCGCCAGGCCTCGCCATGTCGTGCCTCGCCCCGCCTGCCTTGCCTGCCTTGCCCTGCCTGCCTTGCCTGCCTTGCCACGCCCCGCCAGGCCTCGCCGCGCCGGGCCTAGCCTGCCGTGTCGTGCCAAGCCAGGCCTAGCCGCGCCCGGTCCTGCCATGCCGGGCCTAGCCGCGCCTGCCCTGCCATGCCACGCCAACGCCGTGCCGTTCCTTGCCGCGCCTGCCGTGTCGCGCCTCGCCGTGCCAAGCCCCGCCAAGCCCGGCCGCGCCGTGCCTAGCCTCGCCTGCCATGCCTCATCCCAGCCTCGCCTTGCCTTGCCAGGCCAAGCCCTGCCTCGCCTGCCGTGCCTTGCCGTGCCGTGCCGTGCCAAGCCTTGCCATGCCACGCCGAGCCACGCCTGCCGTGCCCTGCCGCGCCTTGCCATGCCACGCCGAGCCACGCCACGCCGTGCCTGCCATGCCCAGCCACGCCCATCCAGGCCATGCTACGCGGCCTTGATGCGCAACTTGCGCACCGCCGCTACTGCCCGAAGTATCGCCCTGCGAACCGGCACCCACTCATCCATCGCTGAGTACCGGCTTGCAAACTTTTCAGCTTGTGCCAACGCGTCGTTGACATAGGCTGCGTGGAGATCAGGCGACTTTTGCACCGACTCGATGCGACGATACCCTGCACCTTGCACTCTATCGGAGCCGATAGACACGTAGGCACGCACCACCGTTTCATCAGGCGGGATGATGGTCACGTAGGCCCTGATGACCATGCGGGCCTCGTGGAGCCGCCATTTCTCCGCACAGGCGCCGTTGTCCCACGTGAACAGCTCGTGCAGCGGCGACCTCTTCGGCTTCGCCGCGGTAACTACGTCCACCGGTGCCAACACGCCGTCGACTTCGAGTGAATCAAGTTCCTGTTGCTGTGTTTCACTTAGACTCATGCGCTATCCTTTCATCGCTTCTTTGACGGATTTCTTCCAGTCGGCCGGACCATCGGCAAGGCGGAATGTGCCAAAGCCGAGGCCGGTGCTTTTCCTGCTGTCATGACGCCCCTCGCCGATGCCGACTTGCATTCCGACGCGAGAAACGAGGTTCAGGATGTCTGTGTGGGTGAACATGTCAGCGTCGTAGCGCACTCGTAGAAGCATGCACCATTTCCTCCACATAGGACGGCAGCGGATGTCGACGGAGCCATTGGCGTTGCGCGCCGGGCCGATGTGCCGCTCCGGCTTGGCGCCGATGATCTTCACCAGCGGATCACCGCTGTCCGCGTCGTCTCCGTCGGCCTCGACGAACACGGCTAGTTTGGCCTTCGTCATCTGGAAACCACAGATGCGGCATGCGGAAATCATGGCATTGCGGAAGGCGCTTGCCGGGTGCCCGTTCGTGCCGTCGGCGAAACGGTGCTGCGCGCCGAGAAAAACCTCATCGAAGTCCTTTGCTGCGCGCTTCCCCCCCTTTTTCGCGGTGCTACCAGCCTCCTGTGTTGCTTTCATCATCGCGGTCGTCTTCGCCGAGAATGCGTGTTGCATGAACGGCGCGTCCCCAACAAGGTTGAGTTCAAGATGCCCGAAGTTCGGGGCCGAGATGGATACGTTCGTGGTGGCTTTCTTTTTCGGTGTCGCTTTTGCCATTGTGTTTCCCTTTCTGTGGGTGTGTTGGCAATGCTAGTCCCCGACCCCTGCGGCGCGCGGGTGTGAGACCGAATAGAAGCGCCGCAGAGGCCAGGAATTTACTTTTGTGTAGTTGGGTTCGGTCTCACACCCGCACTAAAGCACGACGCGACAGCGCGCGTCAAGTTGTTTCTTACGCCTCCGTCCCGAAGCGCTTCCGCGCTTCGTTCATCGCGACGATTTGCCCATACGCCGTGCGCTCTTGCCACCACGTTTGCTTGTCGAGTGCCGTGGCGAGCATCAAAACAAGAAGCGTCGGATCAGTCGTGTCGAGCTCTTGCAGCGCCTTCATGAAATCGCCAGGTTCCTCGGCGGTCGGCCGGCACGGCGGCCCTTCCGCGATCATTGCGTCTATTTCGGCTTGCGTTGGCATGCGTTCTCCGTCCAGTGGTACGTTACACGTTTGTTGTCCGCGACGGCCGCGACGACCTGCCCTGAGTCCTGCAGCGTCGCCATGATGTCGTTGCGCTCGTGACGTGTCAGCCACTGAGTTTTGCGCGTCAAAGCGGTCTTCGTAATGCCGCTGTCGCCTGTCTTGCGGATGACGGCCGCGACGCGCTTTGTAACGGCCTCTGTCGCGTTGTCCGACACGTTCACGGTGATCTTGCGGACTATCTGATCGTACAGGTACAGCGCCAAGCGCGCGCCCCACACGGCATCGGCCTCCGTTATTTCCGGCTGCTCAAAGGCAATGCCGCAGGCGCGGATCAACGCCAGCTTTTGCGCCGTCGCTGCGACGCGCGTGTACATCCCGGGGTCATCGCCACCTTCGCGCATTCGCTTCCGGAGCGCGTACATGTCGGCCTCGAGGTCGGCAAACACCGCGCGGCCGCGGCTTGTCACGGGGACGACTAGCGGGTCGGGGCGCAGCTGTTCGATGTTCCCAGCGGCGGGGTTGGCGTTCACTGACCGCTTTTCCCAGGCGCGGAACGAGGCGACGAGGTCGTCGGGAGGCGTGTCGTCAAAAACATCGACGTATAGCGGGTCGGGGTCCGCGCTTTCGAAGATGAGAAAGCGCGACAGAAAGCCATCCGAGATCTGCGCCGTCGTCATGCTTTCATAAAGCCGACTTGGCACCGTCGTGCCGTAGATCGAAAGGCACGGCTGTTCCACAGAGACGGCGCGGTCTGCGTCGGCATAGGTCTTGGAATAGAACACGCCGTCTGAGCTGCCGTAGATTTTCAGGTACACGCTTACCATCTTCGTGATGTGCCCGGGCGACCGCGCGCTGGACAACTCCTTGAGGGTGCGGCCTATCTCGTCGAGCAGTAACAGGCACGACGGGGACTTTGTGACGGCCGTGAGGATCGCCGCGTCCGAAGCCATGTCGTCGAAGGCGGTGCGCTGGCCCGCTCCAGCTGCCTGGAACACTTGCCGCACGGCTTGGCGCGCACGTTCCTTGCCGGCGCCCGTCTCGGCGACGCCGAGGATGTAGATGTTCGGCCGCAATCGGTTGTCGGTGCGCACCTTGCGGCCAATGACCGTCGCGACTGCTGCTATCGATGCCGCCAAGGCAAGGACTGGCTGGGCTTTGACACTAGTCGTGTTGATGTAATCCGCAAGGTCGCCAACCATGCCCGGGACGCGCAGCAGCTCGGCAGGGAAGCCGGGCTCCGGCTCGTGCTCGCGTGACGCAAGGATGCCGGAGATGTCGACGTGTGTGGTCGGCTCGTCGCCGTACCCTAGCAGGTGAAGCTCGCGTGCCGCGGCTGTGTAGTCGCCGGCGTGCTCGAGCAACGCATAGGCGGAGAACTTGTTGTAGCCGCGCTCCGACTCGAACGGCGTCGATGTGCTGAAGACGTAGAGTAGGTCCGAGCCTTCGTAGTTGGTCGTCGCTGAAACGCCGTGCTTCTTCCCCGGTCGCCTCCAAGCCGTCACGTCGAGGCGGCGGTACACCTCGGCCCACCCGTGCTTCGTCAGCAGGTCGCCCCATGATACGCGTGACGCGTAGTTGTCGCCTGGCCGGTCGTCCGTCGCTGCACTTGACGGCGCGGCGTGCACCTGTTTCGGCGACTCGTCGAACACGCGCGCCAGGTCGTGCAGTGCGTCGCGCTCCTTGACGGTAAGCACCTCGATAGTGTCGATGCCACCGCTTACCAGCTCGTACGCGCCAGACGCGTTGACACTGCCAAACGTCGGCGCGACGATGATGTACCCGCCCTCGCCGCGCGTTTCGATCAACGACTTCCACCCGCCGTCCACCTTACGCTTTGCTAGCTTCGTGTTGCCTGCGACTGTCTGGCAAAAGTACGGCCAATGCACGCCGTTCGGGCTGTGTTCGAGGTAGCCCTTTTCGATGAGGTCGATGAGGTCGCCAAGGCCGCTTGCAATGGCCAGCTTTTTAAACTCGACGTACACGCTTCGGTCGTCGAACTCGACGACCTCGAGGCCACCCGACACGGCGCCGCAGATCCACCCGATGCCGGTGCGCCCGATGCTGTACCACCGGTCAAGGACGGCTCGAGTGGGTCGCGTCTCCTGGTATTCCTTCCACGACGGCACGCCGGGTTTTTTGCTGCCGTCCTGCGACGGTGGCACGACACAGAGGCCTCTCGCGGCGGACGCGTTGACGGCGGCAGTAACGGCGGCGTAGTTCACCACGTGTACCACGTGATGTTCGCGTACTTACCCGACGTGTCGATGGTGATCGTCGCGGGCGGCTTGAGTTCGTCAGCGCGCTTGAGTGCCTCGGCGGTCGTGGCCGGCACCGGCAAGCCGCCACGCCCCACCCACCACTCGCCAGCCTTCTGCGCGGCGTACCCACCATGCTCAAGGCATACCCACTCGGAGTGCGTCAGCATGCCGCAGTGGTAGATGACACGCATGCTCGGCGGCTTGCCGGGCTTGTTGTGCACGACATAGCGCACCTTGTCGACGGCGACGCTCGGCTGATCCTTGCGCTTGCCGTCGCTGAGGATCGGAAGGTCGCCGGCCTTGGCGGCGTGGCGCGCTGTCTCCGGCCGCGCCTCGACGACGAAGACATGCCCGCAGTCGGGGCACACCTTGACGTGTATCGCGAGGACCGACTGGCACCCTGGACACTCGCGCGCCGGTGGCGCACCGTTTTCTGCCTTGGCCTTGCCGACGCGTATCTGGTCGATTGGCCCGTGCCGCATGGTGTTCCCCGCAAAATCAAGGACCAGCGTGTCCTGCTTCGACGGGTGGAGGCGCATGCCGCGGCCGGCCATCTGGTAGAAAAGTCCCGGCGACAGCGTCGGCCGAAGCATGATGATCGCGTCGATGTTCGGCGCGTCGAAGCCGGTGGTCAAAACGTTCATATTCGTGATGGCGCAAAGGCGGCCGGCCTTGAAGTCCTTGAGGATGCGCGCACGCTCGTCGGCCGGCGTCTTGCCCGTCACACACGCCGCGGCGACGTGCTTCTGCAGCTCGGCACAAACGGCCTCGGCGTGCTTGACGCCGGCGCAGAATACCAGCCAGCTGTTGCGGTTGGCGCAGAAGTGCAGAATTTCAGCGACGGCAGCTTCGATCAGCGCCTGGACATTCATCGCCTCTTCTAGCGATGCGCCGATATACTCGCCACCGCGCTTCTTCACCTTCGTCAAGTCGGCGCGCGTCGCGCCTGCCTTGCTTACCAGCGGGCAAACGAAGCCGTCGCGCACCAGCTCTGGCACGCATGCCTCGTACGCAATGTCGGAAAAGATGGCGCCCTCGCCTTTGTGGAGGTAGCCGCTGCCCATGCGGTAAGGCGTCGCGGTCATCCCGACGACCTTGACGGCTGGGTTCGTGACCTTCAGCGCGTCAAGGAAGTTGCGGTACATGCCGTCGCCGGCCTTGGGAATAAGGTGGCATTCATCGACGATGACAAGATCGACGTGGCCAAATTCGATGGCGCGCTTGTGCACGCTTTGGATGCCGACAGCGGTGATGGGCTGGGCCAGGTCGCGTTGGCCGAGGCCGGCGCTGTATATTCCGACCGGCGCGTCGGGCCAGAGGTCAAGGAGGCGGTCGACGTTCTGTTGGATCAATTCCTTGACGTGCGTTGCTAGCAAGACGCGCTGGCCGGGGTACTCGAAGACGCGCTTGAGGAACGCGGCTTGGATGACTGACTTGCCAGAGGCCGTTGGCAAAATTATGATCGGCGAACCGGTATGTTGGTTAAAATACTTGAACAGCGACTCGACGGCGACGGCTTGGTAGGGCCGGAGTTTCATTTGCTCAACGTCTCCCATGCAAGCGCTGCCACTGCCGGAACTTGTCCGTTGCCAATGGCGCTAAGTCGGTCCACTCGGTGGGCCACCCCATCAGCCACTCGACCCACGCGGGGCGAAGGCCCATCCCAACAACCCTCTTTTTGTTCGCGTGAAGGTGTTCTACTGCTGTCGACGCCGACGCGGGCCAAAGGCCTTCCTTTGCCAGTAAGGTTGCACCTAGTAGGTGTACTCCGGCGTGTGCGTTGATTGAACTGCAAGCCGTCTGCATCACGGTTGGAGTCGGCCACAACCCACATCCGTCCCCGGCCGTGAAAGCCGGCGGCGTGGTTTGCGCCAAGCACTCCCCATCGCGCATCGAACCCCATCGCGGCCAAGTCTCCGAGTACACGTCCAAGCCCGCGAGAAGTGAGCACTGGCGAGTTCTCCACAAAGACGAATCGGGGTCGTACCTCACGAACGATTCGCGCCATTTCCACCCAGAGTCCGCTTCGTGCGCCTTCAATGTCTGCACCCTTTCCGGCTGCGCTGATGTCCTGGCAGGGAAAGCCGCCAGAAACGACATCAACACGGCCTCGCCATCGGGTGCCGTCAAAGGTGCACACGTCATCCCAGATGGGAAACGCGGGCAAGAGTCCGTCGTTTTGCCTGGCGACCAGTACGCTCGCCGCGTAGGTATCGTTCTCGACGGCGCAGACGGTTCGCCATCCAAGTAAGTGGCCGCCGAGTATTCCTCCACCAGCGCCTGCGAATAGAGCCAGCTCATTCATACCACCTTCCCCTCGAGTTCCTCACGCACCTTTTCCAGCGCCGGATCACCGATCGCGTCCGGGTCCACGACGGCAAGCTCGGCGCTGGAGTAGTATGGTTGAATGCGTGCCGGCGTCGGGAAGCCCGCCGCAGCGACATTGACGCACTTGCTGTACTCCACCCACCCGTCACCGGCGTCCAGCACCTCCCAGGGCAGCAGCGCCGGGATGTAGAGGTGCTCGTCGCAGCCGGCCAGCTGCCGCTCGAATGTCAGGCCGTCCCCGATGGCGCACGTCCAGCCGCCGCTGAGGACCGGTGTGGAGTGCGCGCACGTTCGGCAGTTGGCCGGTGGGATCTGACCCTCATGGCAGATGGCCGTGTAGTCGCACCATTTGCACCCAAAGGAGTCCTGCGCACCAACGCGGGTGAGTGGCTCCGGCGCGCCGATGACCCGCTTGGCCTTCGCCACGGCGGCCTCGTGTGCTTTCTTGTCGTAGTGGATCCGTTCCGTATACAAGGCGTCGGTGTCCTTGTTCACCATGAAATAAAGCGCACGCGTCAAGCCGGCGAGGCCCATGTACACTTGCATTTGCACCCAATGCGCGGGCTGCGCTTTCTTGACGCCGTGGAGCTCGAGCTTGCGAAATCCCTTGGCATTGCTTGTCTTGATCTCCAACAAGTGCCATGTCTTCGGCGCCTCTGGCACGCCGAGGACCGCGCCGTCCATCGACCCGCCGAAGTGGCCGCCGAAGAGCTCGTAGCGCCACTGCTTCCCCGTCGCGGGGTCGACCTCGTGCACGGTGCACCCGATGGCGCGCAAGTTCGCGCACGCCCTTGGTTCCTCGCGGTAGCCGGTCTGGAACATCCTCAGAATGCGGCCCGGGAAGGCCGGCGCGGCGCACCAGCGGAAGCTGTACCAGAGCTCCCGACAGCAGTCCTTGCCGACAAGGCTGGCGCCGAGGTGGGCCCGGTGCTTGGCCGGCTTGGCTTCGTAGCTGGCGTAGATGGCCTTGGCCGTCGGCGACGGACCGATGTCGGGTAGCTTGGCCATTACTCCCCCCCTGGTTCTAACTGCACAAGACGGTTGTGGAGCACGCGAGCCTGATCGAACCTGGCGGCGGACCTGGCGGCGGACCAGGCGGACCAGGCGGCGGACCAGGCGGCCTCGGCGGCGGCCTCGGCGGCGGACCTGGCGGCGGACCAGGCGGCGGACCTGGCGGCGGACCTGGCGGCGGACCAGGCGGCGGCCTCGGCGGCGGACCTGGCGGCGGCCTCGGCGGCGGACCTGGCGGCGTCAAGATCTGAATCGGAGAGCTCGCCATTCAGCCACAACCTCTTGATATCAATGGCAGCTTGGCTGCGAGGGTCGACTGGTCTGCCGTATGTGTGAAGAGCATACTCCGCCACATCACAGGCGAAGATATGGAGCAGCTCCGTGGCATCGGCTATCCACAAACACCGCCTCTGACTACAAACCAGCTTGTCGTCGCCGTGCAGGATCTTGCCGCCGACCTCGACCCTGCAGATGGTCGCCCCCGGCGCGTATATCAGCGCGTCGAGGGGGCTGATGCTAGCATGCAGGCCGTATTTGCACAGTTTGATCCTAGTCTGGTCGACCTCGAGAACTTGGCCGGCAGTGACGACTGCGCCTTCGACTCCAGCGTGGCGGTGGGAGAGCTTGTGGCTGTTACATAGCCAGTGCCAGGCGAGAATTGGCTCAGTTTTGGCCATTACCGCGCCGCCCATGGCGGCTTGACGTTACCAGCTGGTTTCTCGGGCGCGGCGGTGCCGGCCTTCGCGGCCTTGACGCCTTTGACCTCGTTGCGCTTTTCGCCGTTCCATTCGCGTATCGCCACGCGCAGCGTCACGGGGACGTTGTGGAATTGTGCCGAGTCGTTGAGGCGCACGAGGTCGACCGCGCGCCCGATGTCGGCAAGTTCACGGCTTGCGATCTCCACCGCCTTGTCGCTGGGGTTCTTGAGGTTCAAGCGGCTCCAGAGTTTTCGCCCCTTGTGGTCGCCCTCAATGACCTCCCATGTGATCTCCAAGTACTGGCCGGTGCCGGCCTTTGTGTCCTTCCACTCGCTTGCCGTAGCGATCGCCACATACTCGCCAGCTGGCATCGGCTCAAAGCTGGCCGGTTCGTGTTCAGATGCGTCGAAGTTACCCAAGTCTGCCATTCTATTCGCCTTTCTGTGTGGCCGACAGCGCGTCGGCAAAAGAGGCCCAGCCCAACGGGATCGCGTCAGGGAGGCTGTAGCGGTTCTTGGCGTCCCAAGCCGGCGTGCGCTTGAGGTGCAGAACATGATCGCCAATCGCGACGCCACGCGCGACTTTCTTGCCAAAGCCGACATCTTCTTTTCGGACGAGGTGTTCCTGGCTGATGAATCCCACGACATCAGCCCATTCCTGCACCAAACTGCCGGCCTTCGCGTGCAATTTCAGCATGTAGCGGTCGTAGGGCTCGCTGGCGGGGTCGTCGAAGCGCTTCACCATCGAGTGTGCGGTAAGGATCACCACCATCTCGCGTTCAATGCGTAGTGCGTTCAGGCCGGCAAGGACGTTGCGGAAGGCATCCGCGGCAATTGCATAGCCTTTACCATACCCGAATCCCTCAATATTCTCCTGGTCGCCCTCTTTCGCGACGTGCTGCCACACGAGGGCCTCCAGCCAGTCGAGGGAGTCAAGGACGACTGTCCTATATTCATGTTCCTCGGTGTAAAGAGTCGCTATGGCGTCAAGGACGTCCTGGTAGCTAGTCGCCAATGGAAAAGCTTCGACATTCAAGGACCCTAGGCCGTCCTCGGTTGGAATGAAGATGGGGTTTGGCGCCTCGCTGCCGAATGTCGACTTCCCCATCCCGTGCTCGGAATAGATGACGACGCGCGGCGGGCGCGCCTGGCGGCCTTTCCGGATTGCCTGCAAGTCAATGGACACTTCACCCTCCGTGAGTCCCGGGGTCCGCGGCCAGCGGGCTGGAGTGCGACGTCAAGCTACTGGCCGCGTCCCCGAGGTTATGTTCGTTGGGTGCTCAACGTCGCAAGGATGTTGTCGCACGGTGGGCGGGGCCGGGTCAAGGAAAAAGTTGTTCAAGGCGATTTGAACAACTTTTTAACAACTTTTGAACAACTTTTGGGTGGTGGAGGGAGGGTAAGTACTTATATATACTATATATATATGTATATATACTTATATACTTCAACACTTCAACGCCACACCCTGTTTCTGGTGGTATTCCTTCCCCATATCTACTTACCCTTGAAGTCTTGAACAACTCTGGAAAACGTAACGGCGGCGGGAGGTTGCGGCGGAAAGTTGTTCAAATGGCGGAATTGAAGGTGCTTGAAGTTCAAGACTCGCGGACAGAACGCCAGTACGGCGGTTGCTCGCATTCTTGGCGCGCTGTCGGGTCGCGCGGCCTGCGCTTTCTACGTTGGTCCACCATTCTTTCACCTTGGCACGGAAATCGTGGATCGTGGCTGGAACGCGATTGGTCGAGCGGCCGTAGTTCCAGATTTGCATCTCAGTAACGGTTTGCGTTTTAGCGTCACCCCAAACGACGATAAGCGTATCGTTTTCCGACTCGACAAGTGAACGTAGCGCTCTCAACTGTCCACTTTTCAAGACTCCATGTTTCGACTTGGTTTCGAGGATCAATCGATGTCCGTGACGCTCTACGAATCCATCGATGTCGGATGGGCTAATCCCATTTCCGAAACAGTCCTCGATGCAGTCCCAGTCCCAGGTCGTCGCGTCTTTGAATTCTCTGTCACGAATTGTCACTATTTGGCCTCCACTATGATTCCCTCTTTCGAAAAGACGGTGATAAATCTCGGCAAATTGGAGCCGAGGTAGAAGATTGCCTGTCCTTGACGGGTAGCTAGCGAGTCGCGCTCCGGGTGCTCGAAGCTGATTCGGCCCTTGGTGAAGCAGCAAGGGAATTGCGCCAGGAGTGTATGGAACCACGCTGCATCGGTACAGTTGTTAACGAGGTATACAGCTGCCGTCGTGCGTCCGCTTTCGAACTCACCAAGCAGCTTTTCGGTGAATTGCCCGATCAATGGCTGCGAGTATGGAGGATTACAGAAGACATTGCCGATCCACGGCTTTGTCAGGCCGTCGTCGTCCTTGGTGTAGTACTCGGTTGCCTGCACGACGTCCTGAGCCGGCCCTGAGGTTGCCGGGTCGACGTCGATGCTGCCAAGCACGTCGCGCACCGACTCGACGACGTGCGCCGGCGTGTACCACTGGTCGGCGTCGTAGTCGGGCACCGGCTTGGCGCTTGAGCCGGAGAGGAGCTTCATCGCTTGTTCTGGTGTCAAATTTGCCCCAGGGGCAAGTTTGACTAGCTTCATGTATCTATATGCCTGCCTTTCTGACATGTCACAATTTGCAGCCAGCCACGGAAGCCAGCTGCCGTGTTTTGCCTGTGCTTTCGCATCGAGTAGGTCTTGGCCGCAAAGGAGCGCGAGTTCGACTGTTTCTTGTCGTCGGTGGTTGAATTTCCGGTGTGTTGCGTTGATCCGCGTCGCTAGTTGATCCAGCGGCATTACAACAACGCCTTCTGTTGTAACAATTTCGCCCATTCCGTTACTCACAAGCCCCGACACACCGCGGCCGGCAGGGAAGCCGCAACGCAACGCGCCGGCCACGGGTGTCGAGTTATGTGTTGAGTTCGTTACGTTGCGAGGACGAATAGACCACGCTTTGCGCGCGATGTCAACGATCTAGGTGGGATTTTCGTCCTTGAGTCGGAACAGCGGCCACGGCCACGCCGCGACGGGCTCCATCTCATATGGTGGCTTTTCGCGCCTCTCGCGCCGAGGCTTGATTCTGACACCTATACCTATGCGGTCGCCTGGTAGTGCGCAGGACCAAGCTGGAGGTAGTAATTTTGCGGACATGTCGTTCTCCTTTGTCCGCACGGTAAGACGTCGCGTGACGGTGGGCAACTTATAAAGCGTTGCCGGAACTTAAATTCCGGTAATAAAATACTTGACTGGCCGGCTAAAGTAGGGCACGTTTTCGCTATCCTTACATGATTGTGGCAAATTACACACACCGTGGTCCGGGTGCGTTCTCGCGTGTCGCAGTTGATGACGCGATTGAACGATATTTCCGTGTGGAGGCCACTAGTTACCCGTCGTCGCTGCTTGGCCGCGTCATTGACGGCACGATAGGCGGCAACGCTTACCGAGCTCCCGAGCTGCGAATCGATTTCAATACACCTTGCGGCATCTTCCGCGGCGCCACGTCGCGGCAGGTTCATGCCGCAAGGCTCAGATACACTTGGCGAATGACACCGGTGGAGCGCTATGCACCGAATAGCACACGAGAGCGGCGTGTATATCACGAACGCCATTACGCGCCTCATGAGGCATGTGCGGCCCAGGGTAACTGGCGCAGCACCCGCGCGTTCCGCGACGACCTCACGACCGCCAGACGCGTCGTCGCCGGCAATCTCGGGTACTAGCCAGCCCGAATCATGGATGCCCTGGACAAAAGGACGATGAAGCACGTTAAACATATCGCTAAGTGCCTCGCCTATATCCCCGTCGTCGCGGCGTGCGGCGTGCGGCGCCTGCATTGCCGTTGAGCAATACTGGGCCGGCCTGATGGGCGTCACGTCGCTGCACGGCGAGGCCGAGTACTCCGAAGGTCGCCATTATAGCGTCGACCCGCCTCCAGCCAGCAGGCCGTGGAACTAGTGCGCTATGTTGGTCGTTTTTGCAGCGGTCCTTTGTGCGGGACTTTGTTGGTCGGCGTGGGAGCTTAGCGAATGAGTATTCCTGTCGCACGCATTGACCTGATGACCGGGCAGCTCGTTACACTCGATTATGCGCACCATGAGGTACATGGCGGATCGGCGTTCTGTTCGGTCGTCGTCGACACGTCGATGGGGAATAGCGACACGCTAAACGCCGCCTTCAAGACGCCGACCGGCACAAAGCGTGTTCACCTGCTGATCCAATTCTCCACCCTGGTAGGCGGTGATCTGCAGCTGTGGGAGGGTGCCACTTGGACGCAAGGCAGCGGCGCTGCGATGCCGATTATCAATCGCAAGCGTTTGGCGACTGTCAAGGATTCGATGCTGCTTGAGGACAGGGCGCAAGCGACATTTACGTTGTCGAATGAGATGATTAGCAACGTGACGGGCACCAATACTGCGGCAGCAACGTCGCTTTGTCGTGCCTATGCTTTTGGCTCGCAGAACAAGGCCGCAGGCGTGCGTCGTGGCACCTCCGAGTGGATTTTGAAACCTGGCAGCACCTACCTCGCCGTCTTTACGGCTACCGGCGGAAGCAACAAGGCCGAGTTGGCGCTTGACTGGTATGAGCACACGGACAAGGAGGAGACATAGTCGTGTTCAATCTCCACCTGAAGCTGTCTGAATACGAGTTGGTGGCACTCCACGACTATCTGGCCAGCAATGGCGCGCGTAACGACTTGCGGACATCATACGGGCATCGTGGCGCACACGAGCTGCTGAGCTCGATGCTGACGCAGATGGAACCGGCCATGAAGCTGCGACGCGAGAAGTATCGCCAGCGCAACTTGCGGCGGCAGAAATGCTGAAGTACATCGCGACGGGCACCGGCCACAGCGGCACGGGCTATGTTGCGCGGCTGCTGAGAAGCGCCGGTGTCAATTGTGGACACGAGGGCTTGTTCCAGCGTGGCGGGCATGAACAGCGCGACGCGCTTGAAAGCGGCGTAATGACGCTTGAGGCCGACAGTAGTTGGGCAGCTGCGCCTTATGTCGACGATTGGCCTAGCGCTATCATCATTCACGCCGTGCGGCACCCGCTGCCGACGATACGGTCACTGACGCTCAATGGTACTGGCGCCGACAATCACGTGTGGCAAAACGGCTTTATTGGCCTGGACATCCCGCACATCGGCATGATGCGCAAGCGGCGGCAAACGCAGTACTGGGTGCGCTGGAACGCGATGATCACGAAGCTGCGGCCCGACGCGCTGCTCTACAGGGTAGAGGATAGGGCGGCGCTGCTGGACAGGCTGGGCCTCGAGTCGTCGACAGGCTGGGACGACGATCGCACCAACGCGCATGGCACCGATGACGCGTGGACGTGGGACGACTTGCCTGATGACATGGTCGACGAGGTGCGAGACGCTGCAGGGCGTTATGGGTACGGGGCGTGAACACGCAATACTGGCATGATACACATCGTGCCGATTGGAATACGTGGCTGCCTGATTGGATTAGAGCGAGGGAGCCTGTCACGCTGTTAGAGATAGGCACCTACGAGGGTGCATCTGCTATCCACCTGGCGTCGATGTTCGAGCATGGCGAGTCCGTACTACACGCTGTCGACCTGTGGGAAGCGCCGGAGCGTGACATGTACCACGCTAGGGCGCTGGACAACATCACAGAGGCTGGTCTTGACGAACGCGTCATGGTGCATCGCATGGCTTCTGACGCGTTCTTTGCGGTTAATGGCCTGCGGTTCGATTTGTGTTACGTCGATGGCGCGCATGACTATGCACAGGCCAAGCGCGACATAGGCAGCGCGATGCAGTGCACCAAGCGTGATGGGCTGGTGCTAGTCGATGACTGCTACTCAGATGTAGGCTGGCGTCACTATTCGCCGCAGTACCGAGAGGTACTACAGGCGATGACTGAGGCGACTAATGGTGCCTTCGTGCGGCGTGGCAACGCTGCGGTGTGGCATGGGGCTGAACCAGGAAGAGATGCAACGATGATCATGAATCTGAAAGTGGAGCTCAGTGAGGCCGAAGCGCTGTCGCTGCATGAGCTTTGCATCCTTGAGCCAGGACGATGTACGGCCGTACTTGCCCAGCTTACCGAGTGGATGGAGGCGCGGCGCACGCACTACCGAATTGCCAAGGGGCTAGAGGAGGAGCGCGTGATAGAGGTAGCGTCGAAGCCGGTGGTGGTGGCACGGAAGCCAAGGCCACGGACTACCCCCTATGCATCCATGTACAGCGCCCGCAAGGTAAAAGGCGATAGTGGCTGATGCCGGTTCGTGTCCGCATTGGTGGCCGCAGAGGTGGGCGAGGGAAGAACAAGTACCACATTCCTAGGATGGTCATTACGCTCCCGACGAATAACGAGTTGGCCAACGCTGCCGCTGCTGCTGAGCTCGTAAAGAACCGCGCGAACATCAGCGCCGGCAGGGACGCGGGGGGTACAAGGCTGCCCTTGGAGCAATCGACCATCGAGCGGCGTGGGCGCAAGCGTGACGGAGTGCCGGGGCCGAGGCCCGCTGTCCCCTTCAATGACACGGGGCGCCTCCTAAACGGCTTGAGGGCGACAGGGGCCATGATGGGCAAGGCTAAGGTGGTGGCATCCAAAGAGCGCGCCAAGGCCGTTGCGATCATGACGAATCGAGATCGACAGGCCATCGGCGTCCATGGAGAGGTCTTGGATGCCGTGCTTGAGCGCTTCCTGGCTGCGATGGTGAAGTAGCAGTGGGTACCCACTTGGTACCTCATTGGGTACCATTGATAGGGACAGTTGACCCCACGTTGGACGTGTGCCGTAGCGGCACAGTGGCCAAAAAGCTCAATGGTTTGTCTGTACCATCTTGAACCGTCTTGACATTGTGTATACCCTTTGCCACAGTGGCCAAAAAGCCTAATAATATTAGGCACATCGGGAACGTCACCGAGACTGATGGCAC